ATGTCTGATTTTTTTAATACGCTAAAAATATCCGACAAAGCATCCATGTCGTAAGCATTCCAATATCCAGCGCGAACCAAAGCCAACAAAGCATTGGCGTGCGAGCTTTCAAGTGATATGTGTTGGTCTTCATGGCAATCAGCGCACAAAGTGATGATTTCACTTGCATCGTAATCCCAAGGACCTTCAGCATAGGGTCGATAAACCGGATGATGTGCATGAAGTGTTTTATCGTTGCTTTCGCAACCACGACATTGCCAGTTATCCCGTTCAAAGACTTTTAACCTAAGTTGTTGCCAACGTGGGTCTAATAATTTTTCCGCATAGGTTTTTTTAGCCATAAGGCATCTCCGCAAAACTCCCAGAAAGAAACGGCGGCAGGCGGGGAGTACGCTTTTCGGTTTGCTCATGACTTCAAACCTAGCCGTGTTTCAAAACATTGTATATCAATAAAACCATTCGGGCCGCAAGTTCCGCAAGTCGTAAAGCCGACCCTTTGGAATGGCCTTCCATTGCGACACCGCGCCTTTTGTGATGCCCAACAGTCGGGCCAATGCGTTCGACCCACCTGCCAATTTAATTGCAATTTCTTTTGTCATCCGTTCAGTTTACTATACAATGAACGTCCCATCAACAAAACAGGACATGACAATGGACCATACGAACCGAACGCTTTATGGCGTTTTAAGCCAACTTCGGCAAATTGAAGATTCAGACATCACGCCATTCGTGGCCCGACAGCTTATCGCCAGCACAATGAGTTTGCTGAATCAAGCCAGCGCGGATGTGGTCAAGGCCACAAAAGACCCATTGATGGACGCTTTCATGCGCTTGGATGAACTTTGCGAATCGGAGTTTTACAAAAAATGAAAGTTTATAAAGCAATCAGCGACGTTCAAGCCGCTTTGTCGGTGCGTGGCATCGCCAAAAACCGCAAAACCGATTCTGGTTCAATTTACCATTTTCGCGGCATCGATGACGTTTATAACGCCTTGGCTGAACTGCTACCAAAACATGGCCTTTGCATCTTGCCGCGTGTTTTAAACCGAACCTGTGCGGAACGGGTCAGCGCCAGCAATAAGGTTCTTTTCTACGTTACGGTGGAAGCCGAATTTGATTTTGTTAGCGTTGAAGATGGTTCAAAACACGTTGTTAAAACGTTTGGTGAAGCAATGGATTCGTCCGACAAGGCCACCAACAAAGCAATGTCCACGGCTTACAAATACGCTTGTTTCCAAGCCTTCAGCATACCGACTGAAGCCATCGATGTGGAAATCGACAACCACCAAGTCAGCGGTGGCCCATCATTGGCCGATTTGACGCCATATCTTGCCAATATGGAAAACGCCCGAACGCACGATGAACTGAAAACGGCTTACTTTGCCGCGCTAAAGTTTGCTGGCGGTAATATCCAGCTTCAAAACCAAATTCTCGACTTAAAAGACCGCAAAAAAGCAGCAATATGATTCAAGGTTCACCAGAGTGGTTCGCCGCCCGATGCGGCAACGTCACGGCTTCGCGCATTTCGGACATCGTAGCCAAAACAAAATCAGGTTATTCCACATCCCGCGCCAATTACATGAGCCAATTGCTTTGTGAACGATTGACCGGGACGGTTGAAGAATCTTTTACCAACGACGCCATGAAGTGGGGAACGATGCAAGAACCCTTTGCTCGGGCCGCGTATGAGCAAGCCAAGGACGTGATGGTCGATGAAGTGGGGTATATATCCCACCCAACGATTGAACGCGCTGGCGCTTCGCCTGATGGCCTTGTCGGGGATGATGGCGCGATAGAAATCAAATGTCCGAATTCGGCTAACCATTTCGACACCATCATCAACAAGAAATACCCTAAAAAGTATCACGACCAAATGCAATGGCAAATGGCCTGTACCGGACGCAAATGGGTGGATTTTGTTTCGTATGACCCGCGAGTTCCAGAACGCTTGCAGCTTTACATTCAGCGCGTCCCGTTTGACCCGGTGTATGTGGCCGAATTAGAAACTGAAGTCAAATTATTTTTGCAAGAACTGGAACAAAAAATCCAATCTTTGCTTATGATTTGACCCGCAGTTGTCTTTTGGAAGCCTGTTAAGCCAACGTTCAAGGATGCTGAACCATGCGGTTTTTTGGCTTTCTCGCATGGAATTTAAAAGGCCAAATTGAGGGCTTCCACCTTTTAAGACAAGACGGTCAAGGCGTGTTCAGCGTGTTGGCGGCGTTCAGCAAGGCCAATTGAACCGCCGTTGATAATCTTGGTGCATTTCACGAAATCCCATGCGTCAGCGGGTGCGTTTAGTTTGTGCGTATCCCAAAACCAACCAGCGGTCAGCGCGGCGTAATGCGGCGTTGCCACCATGTCGGGGTTCATCACAAAGTCAACGCCAAGGGCTTGTCCGGCATGATAGTAATTGGCGTGACCCGTCAATTGAACGCAGCCACGGCCACGGAAACGATACCCATCGCCCGACGCTTCATCGCGGTTTCCCATGCGGTTGGCGTAAACGTTGTTGGCAATTTTGCGTGGTTGCCCGGCGTATTCGTTGGCGATTTCCTGTGTTGGAAAGCGTTTCGGCCACAAACGCATCAAGGTTGCGGCTTTATAGTTTAGGTTTTCTTCCAGCGTTTTAAAGTTGTTGCATTCATGGCCGCATTGACCAATGAACATGGCTTGCTGGTGCGGCGTGGCAATGTTGAACCGCTGGAATGTTTCGTTTAAGCCATCCAACCATGAAGGATTGATGCCCAACTTTGCTAATTGGTCATTGTTGAGCATTTACCTTTCCTTTCACGGTTTCGTATTGGTCGATACAGGCGTTAAGTCTGACGATGGCGGTGTCGCCTTGGGTGGTGATGTCGTTAATAGTTTTAAGAATCTCTCGTTCAGATTGGGTTCCATTTTCTGGATTTCCGGCGGGAGTTCCGGCATCTGAACTGGCTTGTACGGGACAACTGGTGTTGAAGTGCAACTCGCCAGCGTCAATGCGCTGATTAATAACAACTTGTTTTTGAGAAATTGCATTTGTTGCCTTTCGTAATGCCGCGGTTTTTTCTTTCAAGGTTTGGGCCAGTTCAGCTTCTTTTTGCCGCGCTTCAGCGTTTAGGCGGTCAATTTCCGCTTTATCTTCGGCCACGCGCTTTTCGTAACCTTTGTGTTCGGCCACAAAGTAGCCACCACCCAAGGCCAAAACAATGCCGCCGACTTGCATCATTAAAGCGTAAGTGGCAATCACCGGAAGCCATTTCGCCACATAACTGACGCCGTATAGGGCAATGCCACCAACCAGCGCCAGCATTGCCAGAATGTAGAAAAGGTCGCTAAAAAACGTAAGAATCCAAGTCATGACGCCCCCAATCGTGCCGCGGCTATTTCTTGCCGGAAATCGTCCGATTCCAAATGTTCGGGCGGTGTTGTCGGCGGTGGTGGTGGACGCCAAGATTCGTCAAGTTCGGGATTAACAAAAACAGGCATTGCACCGAATGCCGAACTTTGCGGTGGTTGCACAAACTGATTTTGAGCCACGCAAGGCGCTGTTGGTGCTGTGGCTTGTTTGACCCCTGCCAACGTGCCAGCAACGCCGCCAGCGACCCGTTTGCCCACAATGCCGCCTATCCCGCCAACCAACAACAAAACGATGTCGTTCAGCATCTTGGTGTAGGCTTGGTCAATGGGAGCCATTGCCTTGATTGGTTGAACCACAAAAGTCACCGAATACAAAAGGCAAATGACGATAAAAAACAAAATGCCCGTAATTGCCAAGACAACGATGGCCCAAATGCGGACCTCAATTTCTTCAGCGGTTAGTTTGTGGTCCGGGTGGTTGCTGAATAGCATCAATTTGTTTCTCCAGAACGGGCGCGACCAAATAGTCCGGGCAGGTTTGCGTGAAAAGGCAGCGCGGACGCTGGCATTCAGGGTCTTGAAAATGGTCAAAGTCTTGACAAACGTACCTGTAACGGTCCGAACATCCACTAATTGCGATGATGAACAGGATGGCTATTTTTTTTCGCATAGTCTACGGATTCCTGTATGAAGTAATAGCCAACCGTTCCAAGAACAACGACCAAAACAATCACCAATGCAATGATGAAAAATTCTTCTTGTTCTTCTTTTTGCTTCTTTGCGCGGTCTTTGGCGGCTTGTTCGGCAAACTTGTCCGCTTTGTCCATGTCGCCAGCGCGAGCTTTAATCTTGTTCCAAACGTCAACCTTGCCAGCTTGCATGAACAACATTTGAAGTTCGGATTCAAATTGGCGGGTTTGTTCCAGCGCCATTTCAATTTCGATTGCAGCGCCCATGTTGCTGGCGTTGCCCGAGTTCTTGGCGGCGGTTACCGTTTTTACCGCGACATCTTTTGCGGTGAAATACTTGCCCAACACCGGGCCAAGCGCCGACACATCATCGACGGTTTGGCTTGCCTGTTTGACAAGTTTTACCGCTTTCTGAATGCCCGATAGCGCAAGGCCGATGCTTACTGGGTCAAACATTATTTCCCCGTCAGGTTATGCCATCCCACCATAATCGCGCCCGTCACCAAAGTGATGATGCCGATTGGCTTTGCAAGGGACGCAATCCAGTTCAACACTTTCACCGCGCCTTGCGCCGCCTTGAATGCCTCGATGATGTCCTTAGTGTTTGACTCTATTGTGTCAACCTTGGATTCCATCGCGCAAAGACGCGCATAAATTTGTTCGTGCGTAACTGGATTGTCCATTTATCAGCTTTCGGGCGGCGCTTCGGCGGCGGC